ACGCCGACTTACAAACGCAGGTTGACAAACTGCAAACCGCCGTGAAGGGGCGTGACAAACGCATCCGTGAGTTGGAACGGCAGGTCGCTGAATTGACGGCTCGCATTGACGCTATGAACGGGAGCGATGAGCCTTGTGACTGACTTCTACGGTGGGCGTGAGTGTTTGTGGACGTGGTCGCGGTTGTGCGAGAAAACGAGGTTGATCTGGCAGAGATAAAAAATCGCATAATCGGGTCAGGCGTAGAACCGCTTGACTCAATTCTATTCAATCCGCGTAACTGGCGGATTCACCCGTTAAGCCAACAGGACGCGCTAAAAGGCGTGCTGGAAGAGGTCGGCTGGGTGCAAGAAGTCATTGTCAACAAGCGCACTGGTCACTTGGTAGACGGGCATCTGCGTTGTCAACTTGCGGCGCGTGAGGGAGCGACAACTATTCCGGTCAAGTACGTGGATTTGAGCGAGGACGAAGAGGCGCTGGTGCTGGCGACGCTTGACCCAATTGCGGCGATGGCGGCAACGGATAAGCAGAAGCTGGATGAGTTGTTCGCGGATATTAATTCTGATAATGAGAACGTTCAAAAGATGATTTCTGAGATTGCAGAAAATAACGGTCTATTCGATTTACCATCACTTGATGAACTTGGTGACAAATATGGTGAAACAAACGAGCGCGATTTCTGGCCTGTAGTAAGGGTGCAGGTGTCTCCAGAAACAATGACGAAATTCAAGTCGGTTATGGAATCACTACCTGGCAATGATGAAGCAGAGAAATTTGATGCGCTTGTATCTGGCTATGAGTTTTCCTGAAGGATGGGGGGGGTAGCGCGGACTTCTGAAAGCGTGAACCAATATCACATGAAACTTCGCATTCTTTTGTCCTACTGGTATTACAAGGACACAGACCTCAACGCTCTGTTTGAAAAGTATTTTACGCCGCCTTATCCTGATGTATTTGCAGACAGCGGTGGATTTTCGGCAATGACACAGGGCGCTCAAATTGATGTGAATGAGTATGCTGCTTGGATAAAACGTTATAAGCACTTATTCAATACTTACGCGAATTTGGATGTGATTGGTAATGCAGGTGCAACACTCGACAATCAGCACCGATTAGAGGATCTGGGAGTTGAGCCAATTCCGGTGTTTCACGTCAACGAAGATTGGACGCAACTTGAAAGTTACATCGAGAATTATCCTTATATTGCACTGGGTGGCATGGTTCCCTATATGCGGTACACCAAGAAAATAATGCCCTGGATTATCAAAGCGTTCAAATTGGCTGGCGACAAATCTGTATTTCACGGGTTTGGTGCTACATCCTGGGAAGTGATAAAAGACCTACCCTGGTATAGCGTTGATAGTTCTTCATGGGGTGCAGGTTTTAGGTTCGGACAAGTGCCATTATTTGACGAGAACAAAGGAAAGTTTGTAACCGCGCAACTTGGCGACCCTACTTCATGCGGTAAGGCTTCAAAGTTATTTCGCAGTCTTGGATTTGACCCGCTCGATTTTGTTGACCGCTCCAGGAATGATAGATCGAAAATTTGTGCTGTGAGCGCGTTGTCTTACATGAAGGCTGAGCAGTGGCTTAGAAATAGGTGGGGTGAAATTTATATACCGAAACGTGATAGTGAACCCGTAGGTCTACGGGTTCACCTTGCAGATGCTAATCCAGCGCGTTATGGCGAAGCGGTTGCAGGTAGTGTAGACGCAGGTCTGCGTCTACACTTGTCCGACACTTCAAACGGCATCAATTATGGCGATGCTGACAAGGGAATCAAGGTGCATCTTGCAGATGCACAGCACGAATTTGGTGACGCCAGACGTGCTGTCAATTATTTACAAAACAACTTAGATATGAGGAAACCATGAAAAAAACCAATTTAGTGATCGCAGTTACCGCAGCCTATTTACTTTGCCAGATTATTGCGGATGTTACCGCCGCAAAGATGGTAGAGATATTCGGTTTGGCAGTTCCAGCAGCTGTGTTTATTTACGCGCTGACCTTTACTTTGAGAGATGTGGCACATAAACAACTGGGTAAACAAACAACCGTTTTTTTGATTATTACCGCCGGAGTTGTGAACGTGCTGATGGCACTCTATTTCTCGTTTACAGTCGCGTTGAAACCGGCTGGCTTTTGGGGTAACCAGGAAGCCTATTCGATGATATTGGGTGTTGTTACGCGCATTGTTACCGCGTCAATTATTTCTGAACTTGTTAGCGAATTGCTTGACACGGAAGTTTATCAGTTATGGATTGACAAGTTCCCCAAAGCGCCGCAATGGTCGCGGGTGTTGGTATCAAACCTTGTTAGCCTGCCGCTTGACTCAATCTTGTTCGTGGGGATCGCATTCTACGGAACAATGCCAATACCAGCGTTAATTAGCGTTATGGTTGGGCAAGTGATTGTGAAAGCGGTGATAACGGTTATCAGTATGCCGCTAATTTATACCGTACCAACTAAGCCGGTTTACGTGGCGGAGTCGGCAGAATAGAGAGTTAGATGCCAGTTAAGTTTACAAATGCGCAAATCATTGAAGGGCTTGAGTCTGTGAACGGCATGGTTTATCTTGCCGCGCGGAAAATCGGCTGTAATGCGCAAACGATCTATAACCGGATGAAGTCAAGCGCTGCTATTCGTGAGGCTTGCGACAATGCGCGAGGCGAATTGATTGACATATCGGAGCAGAAGTTACGTCACGCAGTGATGAACGGCGAACCGTGGGCTGTAGCGATGGTGCTGAAAACGCTCGGCAAGCATCGAGGCTACGTGGAGCGGCAGGAAGTCACGGGTGCGGACGGTGGCGCAATTGTTGTAGATTGGGATGGCATTGACAGCAACCAGGATTAATGCAAAGCCGCACCCAGGTCAACTTGAGGTGCACAACTCAGACGCGCGTTTCAAGGTGCTATCCGCAGGGCGCAGGTGGGGCAAGACGCGGTTAGGTGTGAATGAGTGCTTGGATGCCGCAGCGCAAGGCGGGCGTGCTTGGTGGGTTAGTCCCTCGTACAAGACCAGCGAGGTTGGATGGCGACCGTTGCGGCAAATTGCGCGCAAGTTACCAGGTGCAGAGATTAGGCTGGGTGACAGGATTGTAAGCCTTCCTGGCGGTGGGTTCGTAGCAGTACGGAGCGCAGATAATCCTGACAGCTTGCGCGGTGAGGGGCTGGACTTTGTTGTGATGGATGAGTGCGCGTTTATGCAAAAAGAGGCGTGGACGGAGGCTATCAGACCGGCATTATCAGACAGGCAGGGCAGGGCGTTATTTATATCGACTCCGAAAGGGCGTAACTGGTTTTGGGAAGTTTATCAGCGCGGGGTGAATGGCGAGGAAGGCTGGCGGTCATGGACATTCCCGACCGCTAACAACCCGTTTATTGCTAAGAGTGAGATCGAGGCGGCTAAGCGGGACTTGCCTGAGATGATTTTCAGACAGGAATACCTTGCAGAGTTTATTGACGATTCCGGCGGCGTATTCAGGCGGGTGCAAGAGGCGGCTATCTTAGAGCCGCGTGAGTACGAGCAGGGCAAGCAGTACGTGGCAGGGGTGGACGTTGCTGCAAGCGTGGACTTCACGGTCGTGAGCGTGCTGGAGGCTGAATCAAAAGAGATGGTCTACATGGATCGTTTCAACCGCGTGGATTATCCGGTGTTGATCGATAGGTTGGAGTCAATCTACCACCGCTATCGCCTGACATCAATGGTGGTTGAGAGTAACAGCATTGGCAGGCCGGTTATTGACGAGCTGGTAAGCAGGGGGCTGAATATCGTGCCATTTACAACGACAAGTGCGACTAAGCAAGGAATTATACAGAATTTACAGGCAGCGTTTGAAAATGGGCAGATTTTGGTCTTAGACGAGCCAGTACTGATTGGTGAACTGTTGAGTTTTGAAAGCAAGCGCAACGCGTCGGGCGGGTTTAGTTATTCTGCCCCGGACGGGATGCATGACGATACAGTAATGAGCCTGGCTATCGCATGGAACGGAGCAACCAGCGGAGGGGCGATATTATGGATGGATTAACGGAGGCTGGATGGCAGACAATTATAAGACGATAACTAACGTGCCTGGATGGATGGAGCAGCTTACCAGTGACGGCGTTCCCGATTCCGTTGCCACGCTTTACAAGCGCGTGCCAATGTTTTATCGGGCGGTGCAGCTCAGGTGTGACGCGCTATCGAGCATTCCAATTGCAATCTACAAGGGTGAAGAGAACGAGGTTGACTGGCCTTATCCGACCAAGTTGGGCGACTTGCTATGGCGCTGGGAGGCTTCGTGCCTGCTATCGGGCGCGGCATTTGGAGAGATCATCGCTAACCAGTCGGGCTACCGCAAAGACGTCAAATATCGAAACCCATTTGACATGACGGTCAAGTACGAAAATGGCATTATCAACTTCAAGCAGGATACCAGTGGGGCAACGTGGACTAACGACCTGAATACTGATAAGTACGAAATGCTATACATCAATGAGTTCGACCCAACGCAGGACATTTATCCTGGTATCGGGGCGGGTATTGCATCCAAGATCGACGCGAAATTATTATATTCGATAAGTAAGTTCCCTGAGATGTACTTTGAAGGCGGGGCAATGCCGGTTACCTTGTTGGGTATTGACGCTACTGACAAAAACGAAATTGAGCGGGTTCAGAACTGGTTCAAGAAATCAGCAACTGCTATCAAGAATGCATTCAGGGTCATGGGCATGCGGGCGGGGTCAATTACCGCTACAACACTAACGCCGCCATTGAAAGACCTGGCATTTACAGAGCTTGATAAGATGTCAAAAGATAACATTGCAATGGCATTTGGGATTAAGCAGACTTTGCTTGACAGTGAGGCGGCTAACTATGCAACGGCGCAGGAAGACCGCATCTCATTCTACGAGGACACGATCAAGCCAAGAGCGCGCATTTTCGAGGATGCCTTGAATACGCAGCTGTTAGAGCAGGACGGCATGCGGCTGGAATTCAAGTTCGAGGAAATGGATATATTCCAGGAAGACGAAGGCGACCGGGCGGACTTATTGAATAAGCTGACACTCGCAGGGATGCCGATTGAGCTTGCGCTTGAACTGGCTGGCTATGAATTAACAGACGAACAGGCGGCGATGCTGAACGCGCACCAAGAACAACTGGACGAGCGCGAAGCTCTACCGGAAAGAGAGCCGGCGGACGAACAGGAGGCTGAGTTGCGGAAGTGGCAGCGCATGGCTGAAAAGCGGGTCAAGGACGGCAAGGGGCTGCGTGAGTTCGAGAGCAGCGTTATTGAGCCGAGTTTGCATGGTGCTATAAGTGGCGCGCTTGAGGGCGTGAAATCGGTTGAAGACGTGAAACAAGTGTTTGAGTCGGTTATAGCCTGGAGGAATTACCCGTGATTGACCGCTACGAAATCGAGCGCAGATTAGCGCGGGTGTTGAGCAAAGACCTGCGCGTCGAGCTTGGCAATCTGTTGGGATACCTGGGAGATCCACCGAATCTGGCTAATGTGCCGCCCTCCTATTGGAATGACGGCTGGCGGGATATTCAGAAGGATATTGAGCCGGTGCTGCTTGATACGCTGTTACAGCAAGCCGATGAGACGATGCTTAGAATTGGCATCGGCGTTGATTTG